GGAACTTCGTAGAACTGCTGGTTGGCGTCGTTGTAAATGACCTGGACACCTGGCTTCACATAGAGCCAGTTATCGTAGCGGCTGAAGAGTTCTTCTGCCGACTTGTAGTTCATTATCTTCCTGCGAATGAGCCAGGGCTGGAGCTGTACATCGCCGTTGCGGATATAGAATTCGCCGAAGTACATCGTATCGGGAGCCACGGACTCATCGACAAATCCCGACTGGTCTTCGTCAAGGATATATTCGGTGTTCCACGACCCATCCTCATTCCTGTCGCGCTTCACCATTCGATAAACTTCCTGGTACTGCGTCTGCACCCAGGAAATCGGATTGACAAGCGCGGAGGTGGTCGCCTGCACCGACACATCGGCATAGGCGGAGTTGGAGTTTACGACCGACCATTCCATGAGGTCGCCCATCACGGTAGCCGCATCGCGCTCCTCTTCTGACTGATTATTGAATGCCATGATGCGCGGATAGATAGTTCGCGCCGTCACATGGGCGTTAATGGAAATTATCTTGTTACGCACGATGGGACGCACGGCGTTGGAGCGCCACCCGTTCACCTCATCCCCCGCAAGCGCGTCTCCGTCATTCGGCTGATAGACAGAAAAGGCCATCTGGTCAATCGCCATTCGTTCCAATATTGAGAGGTCGTTGAACTCTCGGCGGGGGCGCTTCATCACCACATCGCCGTCGGCAAAATTCTGCCGCACCATAAGGACGCGCTCTTTTTCAAGCGGCGTCGGTTGGTACAGACTTTGCGGGTGCGCAATCTTTTTTATCTTGCCGTCGCCCTCTAATTTTATGGAAACATCCAACCAGCTCATTAGATAGATTTGTCCTTAGTATTCATCTTAGCACCACCTTTTCTAGAATAGGTCAAATTGTACGCATGGGGTGTTGATAACCCTTTTATCTTGCCAACATTGCGGGTTCCAAACTGTGTGGCCTGGCTACCACTCTGGCTCACGCCACCGCCGCCCATTTTGTACTCAAAGAGCCCCCGCATCATGATGGCGTCCGAGAGGTCGGGGGAGCGCCCGAGTATTTCTTTCACCTCGTCCTTCTGGCGCACCTTCATCTTCCCGTCCTTATCAATATCCTTGGCCTTCCACTGCTCCAGCTCCTCGATGATTTCCTGGCGGTACTGGGGCGCAAGTATGTCTTCCCCTTTCTCGTTCTCATAGCGGATAGCCACCTTATGGTTATTCATAAGGTTTGCCATCTTGTAGGTGCACTGGGTTTTGAGGTTCGCGTAGTTCTCGGGCTTATTGGTCAGTGGATTCGGAAGCGGCTTCGCGTTGGAAATAAATCCTCTTGTGCCACGAAGCATGTCAACCACGCCCGACCCGATGCCTGTTTCGTCGATAAGAATATGCGAGTACGGGACGCGCTCCATCTGCGCCAGTTGCGCTATCTGCCTGGCGGTCGTATCAGTCGCCTGATTTGCATGGACTTCGATGTGATAGGCTTTTAATCCTTCCCACACGATAATGACCGTTTTGTCGCTGCCGAAGCGAGCGACATCAGCCGTGATATATCTGTCCCCCATGTCCACGGTGTTGGTAAAAAGATCCATAATGGAGTCGTACCTGACCAGTGTTCCAGGGTCATCGTCGTATTCAAAGTTTCCGTAGAGTAAGCGTTCACGGGTTATTTTATCCGCGTTCTTGAGCTGTTCGATGTACTCTTTCGTCGTGTGCGGGTTGTCAGTTGGGAGGGCTTTAATAAAGACCCGATGTGTCGGCAGATTACCATCTTTCCAGAGCCGATAGTAGCGCTGATATATATGTCCCTTATCTGGGTTGAAGCACTCCAGCAGTTTTGGCAAAATGTTATACTCCTTATTTTTCCGCCGCCCAAGGCGCGTAGATATGATGTTAATGGCAGCTTCGTCCACTTCATTCGCTTCATCAACGAACGCTCCCGTAAGCTCAAGGCCGCCGAGCCGTGTGAAGAGGGGGTCACTCGGTTGGTGTGCCAAGTCAAAGAGGAAGATTTGCGAGCCATTTTGAAAGGTTATGATGTTATTCTGCTGGTTGTAGTTGTACCACTCCTTCGGTATTCCCTGCTCGGCCCAGAGCTTAAAGAGAGTGAGCAAGGTGGTGCGCCGCAAGTTAACGAGGTCGCGCCGCCCAACCAACCAGCCTGTACCTGCGTTCGCCAAGCACATTTCGGTAATCCAGAAGCAGCCAAGGTAACTCTTGCCCCCAGATGCGGCTCCGCCATAACCAATCTGGGTATGTACTTGGTCGTGGAGGACTTTATACGCTTCATACTGCTTCTCGGATGGGGAGAATGTGATGACCTTCTTCCCCGTAAGATCAGGAGCGGGTTCTGACATGACTACACGATATCACGATTATTTCCGTGTCAACTCCTTGTAGAGGCGTGGCCGAGGAATGCGCTCATTGCACACGGAGCAGTGCGCAATTTTTTGATTGAACTCCTTGTGGCCGTTCTCGCAGAAGCGCCACGGCGGAGGCATGAAGTAGTCCCTGTACCTCGATTGCGTCATGTTTTGGGTTTTCTCATGTTCTCCTTGCCCTCTATGCTGAAATCATGACGCTGGAAGTGGTGGAGATGGCAGAGCGTAATGAGACCATCCATATCCTTCACCCGATCGTACCCGTGACTATTCTTGCCGCAGTTGCCGTTGAGGTGATGGATGTCGAGCGACTTCATCTTCCCCGTCACATCCTTTGGGAAGCGCACCGTGGTGCACCCCTCGGCCTGACAGCGGTACTTGTCCCGTGAGCGCACGAGTGCACGCACATAGTCACGCCCCTTGAACTGATACTCCTTCACTCCCTCCTGTTTCAATGTCGCGGAGGTCGTCATAGTTAGAATGGAATACCGTCTCCCCCCACCTCTGCTCCAGGAGTCGCTGGCGCATCCTCTGCAGGCACATCCTGCTTCTGCGGAGGCTCGGACTGATAAATGCGGAAATCAGGATGGTTGTCCTTCCCCTTCTTATTAGAAAACACGACTATCTCCATAGCAACCCCATCGATAGAAAGATTGCCGCTCATATACTCGACTCCGCTCTTTGCCTTACGCTTCCACAGCGCCCCAATATCTTTTTTGTCCATAATAGACCAACTATAGCACCATATTTTACCCGTCAAGGGAAGTTATCAACATACCACCCACTCTTCATTTGATTTTCACACAGCAACATGCTATACTCCCTAATGCAACCGCGAGATTGATTCTCCGACCGTTGCGACCAGGGCAGGTATACCACTTGGGGTATGTGGCGAACCTCTGGATTCCCAGGGAATATAGAGACCGCTCCCATTTTCGGGAGCGGTTTCGTTTAACACATCACCTCTGCTTTTTATGCGTTAGGTGCCAATATGGACAGAACTGGCACTTATAGGCCCGCAGTTTCGGGCGTGACTCCTCAGCCCGTTTCTTGGCCGCCGCTTCAGTGCGGCAGAGCTTTCCTGTCACGGCACACTCGGTCTTCGGGTCTTTTACTTCCTTGGGTTTCGGCGCTTTATTTTTCTTCGAGGGGGTCGGGGGCGGTACTTGCACGGGAACGACAACCGATATGGTCTTTGGAGCGCCCCAGAGCCACCACTTTAATCGCTCCCAGAATTTCATACAGTAAGCATACTACGACAGATGGCCTCAACAACATTAACCGTCACAGCGTTGCCGAGGGTTTTGTACCTCTGGGTGTCGCTTACTCCTTCCGTCCAACCGTCCGGGTATCCCTGTAATCTTTCGCATTCCATAGGAGTTAGGCGGCGGATTTGTGATTGGGCAATATAGGGGTGCTTGGCGCTCCCACCGCCGCGATTCGAGTTTAAGGTAGGAGCTATGCCGTCAGTTTCGTAGACGCGGTAGTCTTGGTGGACGCTGGGGTTTTGTGCATGGAGTTCACCGATGAGGACACCTGCCTTGCTGTCTTGGCGATTTCCTCCTTTTGACATTGAGGAGTTGATGGTTCCAGTAGCTTGGGCTTGTTTTCCGACCAGCGCATTATGTTCGCCACCATCTTCTCCGAGAGGAAATACTTGGGGTCGGGGCGTTCCTCTAAGATGTCCTGTAATGAAGATGCGCTCCCTGTTCTGCGGGACTCCGAAGTTTTTGCTGTTAAGCACTTCCCATTGAAGGTCGTACCCCAGCTCATCAAGCGCGGAGACGATAGTGAGGAAAGTTCTCCCTTCATCGTGAGAGAGTAAGCCTTTGACATTCTCAAAGAGAAATAGGCGGGGTCTTTTAGCTTTAAGGATTCGGGCGAGGTCAAAGAAGAGAGTACCTCTAGTGTCGCTAAAGCCTCCGCGCTTTCCTGCGATTGAAAAAGCTTGGCACGGAAAGCCGCCAACCAAGAGGTCAAAGTCGGGTAGTTCTGTTTCGTTGATTTTGGTGATGTCCCCGTAGTTTCTGTGGTAAGGGAAGTGCCGTTGATAGATTTGTACTGCGTACCTGTCGATTTCGGAGAAGCCAACACATAGTGGGGCTGACCCGTCTCTATCGCGAAGCTGTACTTCTGGCTCATGAGCGGCCCCGAGCCGCCCCTGTGCGCGTTCTTTCGGTTGGGATTGCGCGCGGAGGTGTGCATGTTCAATATCGTAGGCACGCTCGATGCCGCACTCAAAGCCGCCGATGCCGCTGAAGGTCGAGAAGTACCTGACCTTCTCATATGCCATAGGTGTCCATCCTCATCTATTCATGATACAACACAAAAGCCCCCGCGAAGGGGCTAGTGTGAACAGCGCGCTTTGACGACGGACATGCCCATCGCCCCTGCTACTATATCAATCCCCGGAACAACATCAAGTATACCGCAGATTGCGCAATCGGCATTTATATTTCCAAATGCGCTATCAACACCCTATCCGCTTCCTTTCCTTCAGGAAAGATTCATACTCAACATACGCTCCTGGCGTTGGGGAATACTCCATCAAAACGCAACGGAAGAGCAATCACGCTGGCGCAACTAGGCTTGTGCAACACAAGCAGAAGAGTTCTCTTCGTCGGGGCTTGTCTTTCTCTGCTCAACCCCCCACGACTCGCGGACTCGTCGTCCCCCCTTAGAAAGGGGGGCGCTTTTAATAATAGCTACGCCGAAATGGGACTCCCAAGACAAAGAATGGGTACGGGGGTGATAAGCGCCACTCCCCTAACCAGACAGGGTGACCCTACGCGCGAAGGGGTGGGAGGAAAGGGACTCCAACACTAAACGCTATATGTCAAGGGAGCCTATAAGAGGGTGGGTGATACACTAACATCCCTACGCGCGAGAGTGTGGAGGTAAGGTACCCCCAAATTTAAAAAGCGCACAGCCTAGCCTGGGGTGGGGTATACGGTACAATATAAGTGCAAGCGCGTCAAGGACACAAGTCTAGCATAAGTCAAGGTAGACAAGCGTAGTTAAGCGTGGCATACCACAACATGGAAACTAAATAGTTTCAAGGTCGGACAATGTAGATTGTGCGACCCTTATTCTATGGCTTTACTGGGCGCTTGTATGATGATTACGGCGCGCTCTATGTTCGTACCACTGTGCGGTGCCTCTCCTTTCTGTTCGAGGCCAAGCCACTTACCTGCTATCGAAAGCTCAAACGCGCGCTTCCCTGGCTTTGCTTTTATATCTTCCTGAAGTGCCGACACAACAAGGTCTTTTGTCAAGCCTAGCTCTGCTAACGCTAGCAGAAATCCTTTTGATTCTGTAACCTTTGTTGGTAACAACGAAACAGATTCCGCATATCCCGCCTGTTTGACTATCTCACCTTTTGTTGTGTTCTTACCAAGTCTTACCGCCTCCGCGACTAGCTTTGCCGCCTTTCTCTGCCTGAAAGTAGCACCACGAATCTTTATATCGTCAAGCTGTTTTGCGTTCTTCATGTGCTAACTGTGCCATGCGCTTGCCAAAAGAGTCAAGCATGTTCTCCACTACTAAATGTGCATAGCTACAGAGCGCATAGTATGCTATAATATGGAAGGAATTAGAAGTGCTTTGACATAGGGGCGCGGGATAAAATAAATACCAGATGATTATTTTCATTGTGTTCGTGGCGTGCTTAATTGCGCTTGTGCTTATCGGCTATGAAGCAGGATACAAGGCGGGGCGGCAGAGCCGCGCCGAGCGCGTGCTACGGTTCGAGGAATAATTAACA